ATGCTTAATTTTATTAAAGAGAATTGGTTTAAAGCAATTATTGTGGTGTTATTTTTGGTTACTCCCCTATTTGTTTATGCCCGTAGCGGTTGTTGCTCTTGGCATGGTGGTGTTTGCGGTTGTAGATGTTGTGATGGCACTTCGTTATCGGCTACTTGCGCTCCTTATTATCCTGGATGTAATAACACGACAGTTTTAAATTTGTCCGCTTTTGGTGTGAAATCAACATCTAAACCAGTTGCTAAAACATCAAAATTATCCGATAGTTTAATAGATACTCTTTATTACAATACCTGTTATCAAAAGGATGTGAATGATAAATTTTTATTCAGAAAAAAGGGGGTTAACTATTATGACGACCAATGCAGTATTTATATAGACAGCGGGTTAGAAAAATTTATTATTAATAGCGGGCTGGCCTCTAACTCAATTAATATCCACAAGTGGGCTTACAATTTTAAAAAATATATGAAAGATAATGGTATTATAGATAGATGGGAATGTTATCAATTATATAATAAATAATTTTATGAACAAATTAAATCAAATTTTAAAGTTTTTGCCAGACATTTTTATTCTAGCTGGCATTTGGATTTTGTCTTATAATATTCTTCGCCCTATATCAGGCGGGTTACCGAGCCTAAATTTTTATGATTCGCATGTTAATGAAAAAGTATTTGGAATAATGCTTATTGCTTTAGGTCTAGACTTTCTGATAAGAAAAATTTTAAAAAACAAAATTAATAAGCTACTATAATTTAGGTAGCTTCGGTAATGCGGGTAACTGGGGTAACTTAGGCAATGCGGGAAGTCCGGGGAAAACAGAATTTATTTTTTTATTATCTCCTCCATTAAAATAATCCCTAGCTTCCGGCGTTGACCATTTTCCAAACAGTCCTGTCCTAAAGAAATTGGCCAGGCTTTTTTCTATTTCAAATAATTGAGTTTTGCCGGATGCGCTATCAACTCCCCCTTTAAAATAGGCTGATAGTCCTTCAACTGTTTTTTTAATTTGTCCTCCCCCTCCGATTGGAGACGCTAAATAAAATAATGGCTTAGTAATTTCTTTAGGCGTTAATGATTTTGGAACCAAAGAAGATATGGCTGGCATATACCGCCCTTCTAAAAATAGGTTGGAGAACGGCAAATCCGCGCCTATTTCTTTGGCGGCCAGCGCGAGACGGTCTTTAAATTCAGTATTATCATATTCATCGCCTACTCCGATTATGGTTTGCGCGTATCTGATTGGATCTACATTGACATTGCGTCCGGTTACTGTTTTGTAAGCTACGTTAAAAAGGTAAGTATATATGGAAAATTGGATTAATTTGAATAAATAGCTTTTTTGTTGTTTCTTGGCAATATCTTTCATATCCTTCGCGATAAACGAATAAATATTATTTACTTCCAGCTGAAAGCGCGCCAATTCTTTAAGGCCGGGATCGGAAAAAAGATTGGGCATTTCTCCATAACCGCGGTCGGCCATCTGCCTGATTGCGTAATTATCAGCTTCTCTGAGAGCGTCAAATTTATTCATTCCACTTAATAGATTGTCATAGTATTTGCCGGCCACGATTGATTTTGACGTAAATTTATCAATATTAAAAAACAGCCAGCCGACTATTTCAGTCCCTTTATCTCCAAATTTCGGCGCTAATTTTTCCCTTTCCATATGACGGCGGTATAAAAACTTTGATTCCATTCCGTTAATTATGGTCGCTCCGCTTTTTGTAAATGGCGATGCCAATGTTTCTTTCAGCCCGGCCAAGGCCGCTTTTTTATTAATTGAGGCAAAATGAGTTGTAAAGGGAATAAAATTGGTTAAGGCTGAACTTACGCTCCCAATAACCATATTAAGACTCGTTCTCCGGCCAAGCCAGTTTAAAAATGTATAGGTTGTTCGGCCTAACAGATTATTTTCCATTGCCCGGCCGAAAGCCAGTTTTTTATAAGCTATTTGGTTGCCATATTCCTTTAAATTGCTGACAAAATTTTGTAATTTTAACACGCCAAAAGAAGCGTTGGATTTAACCTTGCCGGATAATTTTCCCGACAATTCAAAATCTGACTTTCTGATATAATTTTCTAACGCTCTTATTCTTTGCAAAGTTTCCGTATGAAAAATTTCCTTTGATATGGTATCTAAATAATCATCCATGCCGCCTAAAGAGGAAAAGGTCGTCTTTTCTCCCCTTCTTTGAAGCTGGGTGGTATTAAACGGCTTGCCTGGCCGAAAAAATTCTGTTTCCCCGAAAATGCCTGTCGGCAGATTTTCCTTGCCCAGCATGGCGTCAAAACCCTCAATATCAAATAATTTTGCCCGATCGCGGAAATGCCTGAAATAAAGCTTGTGCTTTTGTATCGGTTCATATTCAAACTTTTTTCTTACAAAATTAACCGTTCCCAGGTGTCCGTCATAAGCCTTTTTAAAATAATCGGACAATTTGGCTATATTTTCCCAATTAAGAGTTAATCTCTTTAAAAGTTCTATTTCAACGTTATCCGGGCCATAGCTCATTATTAAATCATTCATCTCTGTTGATAATTTTTGCGCTTCTTTAACTGCGTTATTAATTCTGTTTTGCGCCCATTTGGGTATTCTTTTTATTATGTTGCCCGTATCTGCTCCTTGCAATTCCATGGAGGTTAAAGTATGTAAATCAGACCTATTCGGTTTTAATTTTCCCTCGCCGCTCTTTGCCTTTGCTATTATTCCCTCACCGCTGATTTTTGATTTTAATTTATTAATCAAATTACCGACTATGCCTTCTTCATAAGTTTTGCTGTATACTTTATTTTTTTTCATTATTTCAATGATTCTTTCCTTAACCGTTTCTTCCATCAGACGTTCCTCGCCATACATCTGCACGTAAGTATCATCCTTGCTCCAAGGTTTTATTTTTAATTTTTCCGCCTCTCGCTTATACTGGCTCTTTAGATTATTTTTCCATTTGATTCTTCCCGTCTCCCTGTTTCTTTTAAAATCAACAATAAAGTTTTTAACCTTGCCGGAGTCCGGACCGGCTACTGCGTCTAAATTTCTTGAAATAGTTTCTCTGGCCATGCCAAAAGTTGAAGAGTCATGCCACCCGGTAAAATCAAGCAAAGGCGCATGCACTTCTCCCCTTTCCATGGTAGGAAGAACAAACCCAATATTATTTCTTGTTCTGAATTTAGTCGTTATTAATTCCTTGTCGCTTTTATCCGGATAAAGTTCTTTTAAGATTTTATATTCATCTTCGGTAATAAAAGTAATGGCGGTAATATCTTTCTTTTTGGTCATTTCAAAATCAGCCTTCATTTTATCAAGTTCTACATTTATCGCTTTCCATTGATTTAGAGTCGCATTATTAGCCTCTTTAACGCCAAATTTTTTTCTTATCATTTTCCAATTCTCTCCTTGTATATTAATACCCAGATCGGCCGTCTTTTCCATAATTGCTCCATGGGTGTCTCTTAAAAATTTTTCTTTGCTTTTTAGAGATAATATTTCTGTCGCGCGCTCTTTAATATCTTCGGTTAGCTTTTTAAACTGCTCTTCATTCAAATCGGCGACATCGATGTTTTTAATTGATGCCGGCAAATTTACTCCGGTTTTTTCTTTAATTGCTGATAATTCTTCTTTACGTATTGTTTTTGTTTCTCCGCGCTCTTTGGCTAACACCATAAAATCTTCAAATTCTTTATCGCTCATATAGCGAGGATTCCTTTGGGTAATTTTTCTAATTTCCTGATCGGTTAAATTAAAATAATCCCTTACCGCGGCGTATCTTTTGGCTTTTATACTTATTCTTTCCAATAAATCTCTTTTGCTTTCTCTGTATCCTTCTTTGTAGCCCATAAATTCCCCTCTCGCATAATCCTCGCGCTTCCGGCCCGCAATTCTTTCAGCTATAGTTTGATCGCGTAATTCTTTATTCAAAGCCAGTCTCTCCGCCCTTAATTGTGTTCTAACTCCTCTATACTCCACCTTGTTAGCAATCCTGTCTTTAAACATACTAAAAACCTCATCCCCTTTCTTTTCCTGGGAATAGGTTAAATTATCAATCGTAGTGCCTGAAATGCCCTTTTTAGAGGCCATAGTCTTGAGACCGTCTAAATCCTCGGCTTTGTTCAGAAACTCGCTGTACGAGCCATAGGTCTTGCGGACAGCTTGTTTAAAGGACTGGTACTGGTTCTCTAACTCGCCTTGATAGACTGGTTTAGCTCCGGCCTGCATTTCACGTTTAATAAGGTCTTGCTCGCGCTGGAACATTTCGGTATTGACTATCTTTTTTGGTTGTGCTATTTTAATATTAGTGGTATCTCTGACGCCAGAAAGGCTCGCTGGCACACCTGGTTTACCAGGCACGGATGGAGGAACGGCCGCCCTCCCAGAAATATCAACTAATTCGTCATAAGTATGTCTACTTATGGGGAACGCAGAAACCACCTGATTTCCATCAGGTGTTTTTGTTACTTCCAAAACTACACCTCTTGCCTTGCCGTTCATTTTTGCGAATAAATAACTATTGGGCCTTTTAGCGGAATTATCCGCTATTTTTGTGGGGTTGGTAAGTATATCGGGAATTGATTTTACAAGATTTTCCATTGATCTATTTTCGTATTCAACAACATGCTTTAGCGCCTGTCTAGTAATTGTAACTTTTGAATTTTCAAGTTTTAAATTATTTACTATGTCTTCCGGCAGGGTGGTTACTTCAAAAGTTTTTTTAGCTTCGTTGATCGGCATGCCCTTTGGTATTCTCTTTAATTTCTCAACTTCAGCTATCGCCGATTGAAAATCGTTAATCAGTTTGACTTCTCCTTTGGCAATAGGAGCTATTTTAGGCAATTCCGGCAAACCCTTGGCTTCTGCTCTTAATACTTCTACTGGTTTAATTTCTTTGGTTAGTATTTCATCTGGGTATGGTTTAAAAGTAGCCTTATTATAATTTATTTCTCCAAACCCGGGTATCTTTGTTATATTTTCTTCTTCCACTTTTTTAGGGATTTGTTGAATTGGTTTTTTTATGCCTTTTTGAAATAATTTTATATTGTTTTCCACTATTTTGGGGTCAGTAATATTAACGAAGTCTTTGGCTAACGGTTTTAAAAGTTCATCATCTCCTTTAAAAACTTTTTTAAGATTTCTTAAAATATTAACTTCATTTTTTGATTTAGATATATTTTGCGAAATTTGTTTTAATTCTTGTTTTGTCCCTCCCCCGATAGGTACTATATCAAGCCCAGCGGATACCATGCCCAAACCTATTGCTATATTTTGCGGTATTTTATTGCCTAATCCGACTATATTAGCAAATTCCCTTCCGCCTCTTTCTAAATTAGTTGGTTCTTCTCCCACTAATTTTTTTTGAAGTTCGGTTTCCGGTTTAAAGGTAGCTTTTAAATTTCTGTCATAAATCGCCTGCCCAATATTAAAAAAGGAACGGATTATGCTTTGCCCAATTTCTTTGCTTACTTGTTCTATGGCTTCAGGGATAGCTTTCGGCAAATTGGCCATAACTCCCTGCTTAATTCCTTTTTCTTCATCAGCCATTTTTTGTTTGGCGGTAAGGACTTTTAATCTTGATTCGGGCAAAGATATTTTACCGGCTTTGAAGTCTCGAGCCATTTGTTTTTCCAATTCATCAATTTTTTTGGCGTTTTTCAAGTTAGTGAGTTTGATATTTTTAATATTGTCATTTATACCTCCTAAGGAAACCGGAACTATATCGTCTCTTTGCATGCCGGCTTGCGCCGCTTCTCCGCCATAATCGGAACGGCCCGTATTAATTAGTTTGTTGGGTTGGCCGATTGTGGTATTATAAGCTCCCCCGCCTAAGAAGTCTGGCAGGGTGGATGTTTTAGTGGCTGGTTCAACTACCGGCTTATTTTCTTTTCCCGCGAATAAAGGAACATAGCCGGTTGTTTTTTTAACCGGTTGAGTGGGTTGAGCGAATAAAGGAATATACCCGCCTTTTTTGGGCGGGGCTATTACGGCTGTATTTGTTGGTTGAGAGAATAAAGGTTTATATGCCATTTTATTCTTCTTTTAGTAATTTTAATATTTCGTCATCTGAATAACCAACTGATTTATATTGATCAACGATAAATATTATATCATCCAGTTTTTGCTTATTGGTTTTTCCTGTACCCAAAAATCCGGTTTTGGTATCGTTGTCGCTTAAATTATATAGTTTAGCTATATTCTCTCGAGTTAATTTTGAATCAGCTCCTGCTGTCATCTGCGTCCCGCTCTTAAAATAAGCCTGGGCGGCCGGATTCTTCGGGTCAAAAACAATTTTAGGGTCATAAGTTTTGTCAAACCAATCTAAAAGATTAGGGCTGTCTGTAGCAACTCTTTCTCTTATCTGCGGATATTTTGTCGGGTCTAATTTTTTATCCGCGCCCCTAATAGCTTCAATATCCGCTTGGATGCCAGCCATATCATTTTTAGACTCCGGAGAATTAATATTATAAATATTGGTATTAGATTTCTTCCTATTCGCGTCCGCCGTCTGATAGTCATTAAAGCTTATCGGCTTGCGCATGGCCGCTTTTTCCTGGTCAACGTAATAATTATATTCTCCAATAATTCCACTGCCATATTTTTCGGAAATAGTCGGCTCTTTTTTAAACTGTTCTTCTTTAAATCCCTCTGCTAATTTAACTTCTCCGGTAGTCTTGTTAAAAAGTAAAGGCGTGCCGTCCGTAGTCATAGTTAAATCAAATTCCGGAGGGACATTATAATCAAAAGTCTTTTGGACCAACTCTCCGGTTGTGGGGTTAAGACCATAAAACAAAATTTTCCCATTGTTAAGTTTTTCCGTCTTATAGTCAATCTGCGCCGCCTTGGTTTTGCTGGCGTTGAATATACTTTCCAGTGCTAAATCACTATACCCGGTCTGTTTTAAAAGCATTTGATAATCATCGGCTTCAAGGTCATCTAAAGACTTTAAGACTCCCGAGCTCGCGATGGCTTTAAAGTCAGTCCTGGCTTCATCAGTTTTATTTTTAAGATAAGAAAGCCTGGCTTCCTCTCCCTTTAAGGCCAGATTGGTCTTATTGGTTATTTCTTCGTCCGCGCGCGCGTCAAACTTATCAAAAATATTAGCGACCATGGATGCACGCTCGGCTTCCCGGGCTGCGATAATGTCCTTGTTGCCCTTTTCCGTTGTACTAAGCGCCGCTCCTCCGAAATCACTGGTTAGCGTGCCTGACCTGGCCGCTATGGCCCGGGTTCTTCCCAACCTGTCTTCCCCGGCCGCATTTTCCGCGGGTAAAATCCGGTTATAAAAATCCTGGTTAATAGTATCTACCATTGCCTGGGCTGCTTTTCTTTTTTCTTCCCTTATCGCCACCGGGTCTGGCATTTTAAATTGGTCATAATAATTAGTAGCCTCTTTGTCATATTCGCTATCGGCCGGAGGAATATAACGAAATTTATCCGGAGTCGTCTTCGGAGGAGTCGGCGCTGGAGAAGACGGTAATTCGCTTGGAGCGATTTCGTATTTGGAGTCCGTGATTAACGGTGAACCTTCATTAACCGTTAATGTTTGAGACGGGTCTGTTGAACCTTTTACGCGAATTTTTATCATATTTTTCGTATTATTAAATTATTATTCGTCGGTTGTCATTCTAAAGCACGCTTTAATACCGTATGGTCCTGCTCCACCGCCTCCAGAAGTCGTCGCATAAATTGTTATTTTAGTCCCGACTGGCGCTAAAGAACTATGGACCAAATCGGATAAAAGATTGCTATTCCCGGCTGGAACAGAAACAGTCAGTGCAGTATTCGAGTAATTTTTCCGTAACGTCACGGAGCCGACATCAGCTAAATTATTGCCATAATATTGAACATACAACCGATCTATTGTGCTACTGGCCGTAACTATCATTTCTGTAATGTTTTCTGGTGCTAATTCTGGAGTTGAACTCGCGCTTCCATAAAACAAATAACCTGCATTATTAGACACTAATAAGCCCCCGCTAAAACAAACCGTAGAAACATCGTGTGAATCGCCGTCGTCAACATAAAGTTTATTTGTTACATCCGAATTGCCACTTGGGACAACGACAGTCGTGGTCGTGGCCATTGTAGAAGTGGCGGTAAAAGTATTCTCGCCGCTAAAAATCCCTATGCCGCTATAAGTGTTATCCCCGCTAAAAGCAAAATCTTCGCTTAAATCCAGCCAACCTTGATCAAGATAGCCATTATTTTTTGCCACCGGAATATAAAGTCCTCTTACATCCGGACTTGATGTTGACATTGAAGCTGGTATAGCTAATCTGGCGGCTGAACCGGACGGAGTGGTAGAAGCGACTTCAGTCTGCGTGCCTAATTCAACTACGCCTTTAACGGTTTCTGTGGCATCAGGCGCTGACACTAAGGCCACGTCATCCACATACTTTTTTGTGGCAACATCTTCGTTTGAAGTTATAGTCGGTTGAGAATCATAATAAAGTTTATCTGGTATGCCATCAGCGCCGTTTAAAATATTAGTTATTATGGTTAAATTAGGATAATCGGTTATTTTTACGCTGGCTCCCCTTCTATGTTCAAATTTTAAAGTAGCTACGGTAGAAGTTCCCGTGTCGGTTGAAAGTCCGCGCGTTAAAGAAGTGCAGGCCGTCCCGGCGCAACTGCCAATTATATATTCCTGGTTACTGCTTCCGGCATCAAGCGTTAATCCGTACCATCCTGACAGAGTATTTCCGGCCGGCGTGGTCCCGTCCGCTAAGGTTAATGATGTCGCGGTTGAGGTAATTTTTGTAGCTAAAGAATCTTCAAAATTAGCAATTACCTGGGGAAGATGAGCTGACCCGGTTAAACCCCCCAGATTACCCTCGTTTTGGCCTTCTATTGGCTTTATAGAAACGAGATGGTCTAATAATGATACATTCTGCTCGTAAGAGCCTTTATAAGCATCAGAGGCTATGTTCCGGTAGATTTCACTCCTTTCTGATATAGCCGGCAGTTGCTCTCCCCTTTCCTGATAATACTCAAAAAGATTATCCGCCGCGTAGACAGCGGATGAAATAAAAAATACTGAAATAATTAATGATAATAAAATTTTTTTCATAGGTATAAAATTAATTATTAACTTCTATATTTTTTTGGTATCCGGCTTTCTTTCACGCGAATATCTTTATAGGTATATTCGGAAATTGAAACATATCCGATTTCCACCGCCACAAATTTTATTTTTACTTCCTGAAATTTATCAGTATTAATTTTAATTTCCTTAAAATAACTGTAAGCCTCTAAGACATCGCCAGAGCCGACTTTTTTAGTTCCTACCGTGGTGTTGCCGACCGTGATCGGCGTTCCCGCATCCACATAGCCGCCGGTTCCTTCAATGGCCGGATGGTCTACATCGTCTTCGTCAATTTCATTTCCAACCTCAATAAATTCGCTTTTGTCAAAACTTAAATAAACCCTGTAAGATTGATTTTTCTGTATCTCGCCTCTTAATCTTAATCTTTTCGTCTTCTTAAGATTTTGTATTTCCAAATCGTCTAAATTGCTCTCAAAATAATTATCAATTATGCTATCGTCGTCATCCGTGCCCGAGAACAGTTTATAAACATTAGGGACCAGACTATCCCCGACCCAGAGCTCGCCATTGTTGGTGGTCTTGCAGGTAAAGCAATAATCCAGGACGGTCCATAGATTCCATAGTTTGTCATAAACAATCGTCCGGTTATTTTCCGTATTGTCTGAAGTTCTACATTCAAATAGAATATAATCCCCAAATTCTTCCGCCACCGCCTTGTCAAATAGGTAATCGCTCAAATCAATATTAAGCGATTTACTAACCGGTATAACTTCGCTTGATGAAGCGTCTAAGGTTAAAAGCCTGAACTGTGGATTACCAATATTTGAATCATCGATGTAGTAAACCCCTTCGCCGGTGGAAACGGCCGCGCGCCAGTTGGGAATTCCCGAATTATCCCTGAATATCCTGTTAGTTGCCAAAGTATCATTAGAGCCTATATCAAGCTTCCAGGTGTTAAATTCATGCAAACAATATTGGATGTCATTATAGGTTTTAATATTTTGAATTTTACCGCCGTTGTCTTGTCTAAATATAAAGCCTTGTCCGGCTGTTCTGGTGGCTGACTTAGTAAAGTCGGCTATGCCATTATTGGTTGAATCCTCCCATTGATAAGTTGAGGTAACCGTAGTAGCTGGAGCTGCGAAAGTGATTGAATATGCCCCAGTAGTATAATTTATCGTTCCTGTCCCCCCGGCCGATCCGGTTAAGGTCCCGTCGTAGTTATCGGCAAAGGTTTCTGTCCCGTCGGTAAAAGTAACCCCAAAACAGGTTCTCTTGGCCCCGGCCGCTTTAAACGCCAGGGTTCCGGTCCGGGTAGCTCCAGTCCCCGCTATTGCCTCGGCCGTGACGGTCGTAGCAATAAGATTATCTATATATGAACCATAAACTCCGTTTTTATCTTCATTTCTACCCCACAAAAACATTCTGTTCAAAAGTATGTCGATGTAGCCTTTAAAATTCTTAGTTGAGTCATACATGTCAGTATAACTCCCCGGGTTAGCCGTCATTATCTTAAATAAAGAACTATCAGGAGACGACACCCAAACCTGGTTGCCGTGATTGGTGTTGTATTCAGCAAAAGCCGCTTCATCATTCCCCCCGGCCGCGCCAAAAATATTAGTTCCGGTTTCAATCCAGACATCAGTCGCTTCGTCATAATATTCAAGTTTTTGTCCTCTTTTTCGGAAAGTTATTTCATCTCCATTAGCTTTTCTGGCCGTAAAAAGACCGGTAATTTTGCCACTGCTCGCGACCTCATCGCCTATTAAAGCCATCCCTCTTCTTAATTCCAGCTTATCTCCATTAAATAGCCAATTTAAAACTCGTGAAGCCGAACCCGGCGGCAGTGAGTTTTCTTCAATCGTAGTGATCAAACCTTTATTAAAATTTTTTCTTTCTTTAATTATCATTCGTTTATATCAATACTATCAACCCTGCCCCCATTGTTTAGATCAGGAGCGGCGCTATAATTAATAGCGTTAAGTCTTAAATCCGTATCCCAGTTTCTCATTGATTCTTCCATTGCTTCCGCGGCCATTTTATGTTCCGGGCTCATGCGCGCGTAAATATCGTCGGCATCCACTCCCGCGGTAATATATCCCGCTATTTTAAATCCTAATATTTTATGAAACCTTGTCGGGAAAGTCGGGCTGGTAGTGAGGGTTAATTCGGGCGTGGTCTTTATATAAAATTGGTGAATGGTTTTAGTTTCGGCCGGAGTTCCGATTATCGCAAATTGGTTATTGGCCAGGTCAATATAAAATTTTCTTGAACTATCTTTATATCTTAATCTGTCTTCAAATTGAATTCCCCAATATTCTAAATTATCCACAAAAACTTTAAGCATTTTTCTAAATAATGTCGGTAAAGTTTTCATAGTTAGATAAGTCTCCCCGGGTGAGATAGATTGGCTTGAATCAACCGCCTTGAGGTACATCCAGTCTCTTTCGTCTTCTAGATTGTCCTTGGCTACGGCTAATAAGGTTAAAAATAAGGTTTCATCAATACTATCGTCAATTAAACTTTCCGCGAAATCTTTTTCTTCTTGTCCGGTCATATTTTTAAGTTTCGTTTATTAAATCTAACTTATTTAATTTTTCTAAAATTCTTCTGACTATTTGCCAATTTTGGCCGTCTTTAAATTTAGCAGGTTCTCCGGTTGGTATTTTATCAAAATCTTCCTGGGAAATTTCAGATACATAGTTGGGGTCAAATAGTAGAGTATTATGAGCCCAGGCAATCGTCTCATTAACAAGCGAGTGCTTTTCTCCATTTTTGACTAAAAAACATTCCGGGTTGTCCTTTAATTTAATGGCTTTGTTATTATATAAATTAAGCAGTTCGGCCAACGCGCGCGGCATATCAAAGGCAATGTATCCGGTAAAAAGTTGATTAGCTTCCGTTCTTGAAAAATATCTAAATCCGTCAATAGATTTTCCTATACGGTAATTAATGCTTTGAGTCCCGTAACTGTCCGGGCCAAAAAGCTTAATTACTCCATTGATTACTTTTTGCCCTATCAAAGTGATATTATGGTCGTCTACTCCAGTTTGAATTACTATTCTTTTGTCTTTAAATTTGTTCAGATATGCCCTAAAAGTGTCAAACTGGTCCCATCCGGATAGCAAGTTTATCTGGAAAAAACTCTGGTCTTTGTGCTTAGCCGCGTTATCTAAAGTGTCCTGCGGCATATTTTTCCAATTCGCGAAATAATTTCTGCCTGATTTGAGCGGCTTTAAAATTGAATATGCTTCGTATTTCCATTTATCTTCTTCCGGGACTCCGAAACCACATGCTCCTTTCATCACTTGTAAAATTGAAATACCCCATTCCGGGACATAACCTAGTGCCCGGGCTCCCATAGCAAAAGCCCCGGCGAATGACATAATTACCCGTTCGGTCGCTTGCTTAAAATAAGCCTTACCGGCGCCGACGCAAAAATCAGTGTCCAGTTGGTCCATTAAAACTGGCTGGAAAGTTTGAAATTCTTGATCAGTTAAATCTGCCTTGGTGACATTACCGGCTATAACTTCGGCTCCAAAATTTCTTTCGTCAACTTCGTCATAAAGACCAAGACTCATTTTTCTGTTTTTGTAATTTGAGATTAATTCTTTTAACATATTTTTATATTAAATTTTTAAGCCAAAAATAAGGATATATAATCCCGCTCCGCAGATAATTGCGACTATTGTCCAAAACAATTTCCAATCCCAGTCAGGCAATAAATTGTGGGGTTGCCCCCACTCTCCTTTATGGTTGAAAATAGACATAAATTTTTACATTCCATCTTTTTCGTCTCCTAATATTTTATACTTTTCTAATATTTCTCTTACTACTGGTAATTCAATAGCAGGCACGCCTTCACCCCCCACATTAAAAGACCTCTCTTTAATTTCTGCCCACAATTTATCATTCAGATATTGTGGAATTAAGGGATCGGCATCTCCACCGCTTTCTTTGTAATCAAGATATTTTAGAATATCTAAAATAACATTTTGTAAATCAATCGGACTGCTATCCGACATTTGTAATGCTTCTAAATATTTGTTTAAAATTTCATTTGCTGTCATACTTTTAAAGTTAATTTTATAATTTTTTAATAATTAATCTATGCGTAATTCTTTTATCTTTCCAATTAGACGGATAAGTCGGGTCGTATATAAGTTTTCCATTTTTATAAACTACCATATGACTATATTTTTTCCATACTAGCGAATCTCCCACGATAATATGTTTTCCTTTTTTCGGTGGAGTTTTACATAAATCCCATCTAACAATATATCCTCTTCTTTTCCACCAAAGTTTGAATTTTTTATTCCACGATTTTCCCCACCTTACAAATAATGGCACATTTTCCGGATGGAGATTTAAGTAATAAGCTACGCAATCCGTCATACAACCCTCATATCTTCTTATATATTGGTCAGTCTTCATAATTTGGGCGGAGAGTGCGAGAATTTTCCGCCTGTTTGGTTTGTCTTACTGACAAGATTGTGTGGCGTTGCTTCCGGCACTCTCCGTTTTTACTTCTTCCTTTCACAATTTGGACAAACGCTTTGTATAAAAGCAATATGCCCCTGGTCATAAACCGCTTTCTGCTCAGCGGGAGTAGCTTTGACCCATTGGTCAAAAGGCTTTATTCTTCCGCAAACATCACAGCGGTATATGATTTTAACTCCATCAGCGGTTTTCATTTTCTTCTCTCCTTTCTCAAGGTGAGATTTTGACAACCCTTCTTACAGCGTTTTTTACATTTATTTTCAACAGTTTTTCCTGTAAGGAATTTCCGTTTTTTCATACAGTAATATTTCACGATTGCCTCCTATCTTAACCAGTTATTTACAACCATAAAAATAATTGGTAAAAAAACAATATTCATAATTATAATAGCTCCGACTATGCGATTTTTCCAATCTTCCAAGCTATTTACTCTGCCATTAGTCTTAACTACTTGAGCTTCTATTTTAGAATGTTGGTCGGAGTTGGTTTCAAATTTTTCGTTAATTAGTTTAGTCAAACCCTCAAGGCGTTCGACTAAAACATTGTTGTCAACTTCAGGCATAATTTATCTTAATCTTTTATCTTTAACTGCTAATCCTAAATCAGTGTTGTTTTTAATAGCTTGGTCGGTAATATATTTACCCCCGCCCATTAAGATAGCAATAATTCCAGCCAACAATTCGCCCAGTTCCTTAGTGATATACCCTTGTGTAATAGCGAAAGGAATTATTAAAAGAGCGAGTGCTGAAATGTAGGTTTTATACCCATCAAGCCAAATTAAAATGTTGTTCATAATTTTATATGTTAATTTTTAAGCCACTTTATAAATCTTTCACTTATAAATCCTACGGCGAAATAATCCCCAACTCCCAAAGCGAAAAAGCCAAGTAAAATACAGATAAATTTTTGGATAAAAGATACTTCCATATTAATCAAACCAAATTATTTCTCCCTTTTTAACAACGGGCAGAGCCGGAGAACCTAAAGTAATCGTCATATAAGGGTCGTGGTCAGTTCCTGTATATCGTGAATTGTAGAACGAAAGGAAATTCGCTCCAGTGGCAATGGCGTGATTAAGGTGGTCATGTCCTTCTAGCCAACCTACCTGAGTATAACCAGTTCGGCTTATTTGGTCATAATTAGTCCCGATATTAACAAGAGTAAAAGTATTATATCCCGCGCTAATACTTCCGATGTCAATCTCATTACTCCATTCGGTTGTTCCAAATTGGTCGTAATCAGCTACAACCAAACTATTTGGATTAGCTTGGGTTGATTGAACGGCTACAATATAATCTTCTCCGTCATTGTCTCCATCGCCAGTTGATTCTTTATAAACACTGATAGAAGCACTGCTGATGTAAGCGTCATCAGCTAGACCAGAATTGTCAAACGGCGTTGCTCCTTTGTTAATATAAAACTTACTTAAATAAATTTCCGTGTGAACATCGATAACCGTTCCGGCCGTATCGCTTACGCCCGTTCCTGTAAGGGCATCGTGGGCTGTCGCCCAGTCTGCCGCCGCATTATAAACAACATATCGTTCGCCGTCATCTCCTGAAGGCGGATAATCAGTGGCCCGAGCAATTAATTTTTTAAAGAAACTAACTTTGGTCTGCTCGGCAAATGCTTCTATCGTAGTAGTGGCATTTTGTTCTATTTTAAATACCTTACCAATCGCGTCCTTATAGTAATGAGGACGGTTTCCTCCCCATATCTGAAAAGTGTTATCAGAAACCTGAAACATCTGGGAGTATATCTCACCTTGTTGGAAAATAACTTTTTCGGTCGGTTGAATGTCAGTGATGTAATCGTAAGTTATAATCCTTCCCTTATTCTCTAAAACTCCGTGAGGTTTTTTAACTATCCAATCCGTTTCTGCGTGAGTGAGTATCTTGTCTATAGGAGCTTTCAGTTTTAGATTTTCAGAGATTGCCGTTCCACCTGAAAGAGGGATTTGTCCGCAACCTGGTAAAAGAAAAAGGATTAATATAATTAAAAGTTTTTTCATACTTAAGGCTTATATTCAAAAGTTCCCGTTATTGTAATTTTATTAGGGTCGCTGGCTTGTGTTCCGCAACGGCATTGGACATCTTCTCTTGTAATAAAAGAATTATTGCTTAAACTGGTATCGGCTGTCGGAGTGGCGCTACAAGCCACTAACTCCGTCCAATTAGTCCCGTCTCCGCACTGGCAAGTAGCTGTTCCCGTGTCAGTTTTGCAATAAAGCTTATTAAGCACAACTCCCCGGCTTGGATTCCATAAAGCGAAAGTAGAAGTCCCCGTATCAAAACTTTTAATATCCTTGTCTATCGTGGTTGAGCTGATATTTACTGATTTGTCAAAGTCCGAGAACAAGGCGTGTTCCGCATCGGTAAAAATATGAATGCTGGTGCTTGAACCAGTAGTGGTATCTAAAGCTATTTTTCCTGCGGCATCAACAGTGGGATTGGCTGAATATGGAGCTTTGAAATAACTCGCTCCGCCAAAATCCACCGCATCAGTCGTTGAAATAAGGTTTCCCGTGCTGTCTATCGTAAGCTGGCCGCTTGAATTGGTAGTGATGTTCGTATAGTTAGTATTGTTGTAAGCTAAGGTGAGCTGGTTGCCGGTAGTGGTAATGGAAAGTTTTGACATCGGAGAAGTTGTGCCAATGCCAGTATTATAACTATCAGTAGAAAGAAGAACCGTCCCATCTAATCTTGAAACTGAACCAGAATCTCCGTTTAAATTATCAACCCATAAAGCATAATTTTGACCTGAAACAACGGTAGTGGTAGCCGCTCCTTCTATATAGAGAGAGGCGGTGTCGGAAACGGTAGCGGTGCCAGCAGTAATGGTAAACGGTTTTATTGCTAATTGTGATAAAAGAGGATGATTGCCGGAACTTCCTTCTGTTACTGATTCAGACGCAATTAAAAGTTTTGAAAAAGCGTTATTCGCTGTCAGTGTTCCAATTGTCATTCCCCCAAATACTGAATTAAATTGGGTAGAGGCACCTTTAATTGTATGTAATACATCAGTTGTTGATGTCTTCCCTTCAGCATTCACAAAGAAAGATTGTCCTGTTCCTACTGTAGCAGCACCAAGATTTAAAGTCCTTCCTACAAAAACATCTCCACCTGGTACATCAAGTTCCATTCCTGTAGTATGAGTAGTTCCAGCAATTATTAAATAAACCTTCGCTCCATCTGCAACAATACTAACACTGTCTGCGTCAGTTAAACCATTGTCAACTATTGGCATAAAACGTATAGTTGCATCCTTTGTTGTATTCGTTACATCGTCCATTTCCCAAAGCATTCTTCCAAACTCAACTTGCGTTCCAGTGTCGTCATCACCATAAAAACTTAAATATCCTTGGTCATTATCAGCAGGTGTAGTTCGTTTATTGGCTTTAAAAATTGCTAATTGATTAGAAACCCCATCATTAAGATTTTGTATTACTAAAGGAGCGCCACCTGTTTGAGTAAGGGTAGAAGTCCCTACTATTGATAATGCGGTAAAAGGCGTTGAAGTCCCAATGCCTAATCTCCCATTAGTGTTGTCCCATTTAAGTTTAGCTACGGGCGTGCCGGTAGCTGTAGTGCCTGCCGAAGAGTAATAGGCCAGAGACCCTGCCTCGCCGTAATTTACTGTTCCTGAACCCGAACCTCCTCCATCTGAATTACAAACCATTTGCGAATTAGCGCTATCCCAGGTGCAATATTTAGCATTAGTGAGAGTGCCCGCCTTAACATCTACCCCGATAGTCAAACTATTAGCCTTTATGTCAAAAGTCGGGTTGCCCGCTATGCCGGCCGGGTTAAGAATAATTATTTTAGGAGAAGAAGTCGCCAAAGTTCTTTCCGAGTAAGTAGCCGAGCCGGTCCTTGATATAAACCCAGCAGAGGAAAGACCCGCTATAGCCGTGAGGTCGGTATCTAGGGACTGATACAAGGAATTCAGAGAAGAAGTGGCAGTGTTGACAAAGTCATAAATCGAGCCGGCCGTGGCTAAAATAGTGGTCGCTCCGCTGGCAATCGCTCCGGTGTCAATATCTAAGTCATCATCAGTCAGGGTAATAAAATCTCCGGCTGTTAAATTAGTATTTCCTGATATATCTATGCAATCCGTGCAGGTCAAAGAGGAGGCATCTAAATTGATGGTAAACCCGGCGCCCGTCGCTCCCGTTGTCAAGGTGCCAACCTTAACAATATTAGTATTACCCGTAGAGGAAGCCACGCTTTCTCCCGCAAAAAAAGAATTTAATTCGGAAATGTTTGAAAAAGAATTTTGTTTATTGTTAAAAGTTGTCCAGTTGGCGGCCGTGAGACACCCAAACGCTCCGGCTGAAGCCGTGTCGCAATCTATATCGTTTAAGGTGCGGGTTAGTCCGTCTCCAAAAGTAAGAGGCACTTGATAATCAGTATCGGCCACGGCCGTTAAAATATCCGTGCCATCGCCTTTTAAAATCCCATAAGGGGAAGTCGTGCCAGTCCCGCCGTTGGCTTCGGGTAAAATACCGGTAATATCAGAAGTTAAATCAATTAAAGCATTACTAATATATCCCGCTGTCGCTTTTAAAAAACCGGTTATAGTGGATAATTTAAAATTATTAGAAACTTCTAAATTTTTAGTCGTAGTAGTAGCGGCCACGTCGACAGAGGAAGAGGCGTGAATATCGTCCTTCACCCAGACTGGTATAGAAGAAGAAGGAGTTAAATTAGAAACTCCATAGTTATTATCAAAAGTCCAGTTGCTTAATCCAATTGAACCAGTCGGCCAAGTGGTGCGGCAACCGTCGCCGGTTAAACAAAATTCCGTAGAAGTTGATGTTTTCCAATTAGAATCAACAGTTGATGAACCAATTATTCCGCTTGAAGTCCTTGGAATTATATGAATATTATCACTATCATATTTGACCGGCGGCATTGTCGTAATAGTACTGTTTCCTCCCGATAAACTCTTTTCATTTAACTTTTTATCGCTTTGGTCGGCACCGGCAAAAGCACTAACAAAGCAAAATAATATTGCTGCGATGATTAAAACAAATAATAGGACTAATTTTCTCATATTTTACGATTTAAAAATGGTCTATTTTTTTTGATTTTAATTTTGGCGGCATTATCCTCTTTTTCTTCTTCTTCTGGCATCATTAATTTTAAAATTGGCGCCTTATCGGTAAATTTGTTCACTAAGTCTAAAATAGGTTTAATCTTTTTATCGCCTATTTCCGCGTTTTTTGCTGTTTCTTCTTTAACTGCTTCAACAAATGCTCTTAAGGCCGATAAAATTTGTTCCACGCTATTTAATAAATTTTCGTTATTTATTTTTATCACCGGACTAAAATCAATTTTCTCCGGCGCTGGAATTGACTTAAATCCGTTAGCGACTTCCTTTCTAAAAGTTTCAATTACGTTTATTATCTTTTCATAATTAAACTTTTCTGCTGCCGGTATTTTAAGATTAGACAAAAAATCATTAATTCTTGATAATTGGTTTAGAACGTTTTCTAAATTCACTTTAGGAATTCCCTGCATTTTTCTTTCATCAACAACCTTTTTGATTATCGCCTCAATTTTTTTATAACTTATATCCGCTCCCCCCATTGGCATGTCCATTCTGGTTAATCTTTCTTGAACTAAATAAGTGTCATATTTATCGCCATAATTTCCTGATTTCGTTGTGTATCCCGAATCCGTATAAACAGAGGTAGTTATTATAATATAAAAGCCTTGGCCGGGATTTTGCGGCACATACCATTCGGCGCTAAAACGGTGGCCATCTCCTTTATCCGTTAAATTAACCGTCTTTAAAATAACATCCGAGTCAGCGTTTCTAATTACTGCTTGGACATAATAAGTCCTGGAGTCTGAATGGTCCTCTATCCCCCGAACGATTATAAATTTTTCTCCCGGATGAAGCTGAAGCATAATTATTGCATTTCAGAATATGATATATTAAGCCCGCTAGCCGTGCTCGATGCCCAGCACTCTCCCTGCCATAGGTTATCCGGTCCGATGACGTATTCTCCGCCGGTTGCGTTAAGCCTTATGCCTTTATTTACTCCGACAGTCGTAGAAGCAGCGCTCGCACTGGCAAAATTACCTAAATAAAGATAAATGGCCGTGGCGCTGTCATTTATAATCTTGGCGTATTTTCTTGACGCATTGTGGTTCAGCACTATAATTGGCAAAGCTGAATTGGTAGTTGTCGCCTGACCGCTAGTTACTGTTTCTACTTGGTTAAAATCAGCTCCTTTTAAAGATTGTTCTTGTTTGGGGGCCGGAATTGCGCATCCGCCTAAAACCAGCATCCCTGAAAGTAAGGTAAAAATTAGAATTTTTTTCATAGTTTTTTATATTAAAGATAAGCCCTAGCCCCGAAATAAATTCGGGGCTAAATTTATCCTCAATTACTCAATGTAGTGATAGCGCGCTTTGTAATCGATTGTGTAACCTCTGGCCGTTGAAGTGGCGTTCTCGCATGTAGCTCCCGTGCAACTACCAGATTGATAAGGGTCTTGCAAAAAGAAAACCACATATTCCTCGGGATCTACCGCAATAGCGTTTATTCCGTTGGTGCCGGCATTCTTGATTGAATTAATCAATTTATAGGCAGTTGAAGTGGATATTGAATAACTATCAATTAATTCAGAGAATGGTGAGGCATTATAAGTTAAAGTCGCGGTTGAAGAAGAGGCAACATCGAATGTAAGAGTTGAGCTGGCCGTTCCATTTGCGTACGCTTCGACATAATCAACAAATATGGTTCTACCAGTATTATTCAGAAATGATTTTTGGTATTCACCGATTGCGATCGTGCCGTGGACTGTCATTTCGCATACATTATTATTGCAGAGACCATCGGGAAAATTCGGATTGGCAAAGATTTGCCTGGCACCTCCCATACCCGGGTCTACCTGGACCGGTTTATCCTGAGAGAATAGGTCTTTAATTTCGTCAACACTTCCGCTAAAGGTCAAAGCCGACGCAATTCCGCCGCTTATTAGGATGGCAAAAAACGCAATAATCAACTTTGAGGATATTGATTTTAGTCTATTCATATTTAATTCCTCTATTAGCTAGAGAAAATAATAATTCTCTAGTCTAAATTAGTTAATTATTAAAAAGCGTCGCTCCTAATCTGCATATCCACCAGTTTCTTATCGCCCTCATCAAAGGTTTTCTTGCCAAACATAGCCCAACTGACAAAGTCCTTGCCCAAATAGCCATCGCGGTCTTTAATTTTAAGGTTGATGGCTTTTTGAATAACCAAATCAATCGGTTTGCCCTGGCCGAATAGGTTATGCTGTAATTGTTTGGTGAGAGTCCAAATATCGGCTGCGGCGGATAAGGTCTCGGAAACTGCCACATAACTCTTGCCATAACCTTTCAGAGTCATGTAAGTGGTTCCGTTAACAGCTGCTATGTCTTTCATTAGTTTTTGGTTAGCCGCGGAAAGAGCGGTAAAACCAGTCGTAGCCGCTTCTGTAATGGAAGTGCCCGGAGTATTAATCGCGGCCACCATGTTAGTCAAGGTATCCGTAACGGCTGTACCAATATGAAGATCGCCGGCCGCAGCCAATGTCGCTTTAAAGGTAAGGGTTACGCCATTAATTACGATCGTGTCGTTAGCTGTCGGATTAGTACCAAACTCCAAGCGAGCGGACCAACCGCAAGCGTTAGACATGTATAACCTAAATCCGCCGTATTTTCCGATGTCTCCGTTTTGTCCGCTATTATCTCCCAGCAAACTTTCCTTGCCGGCGATAAATTCCCAAAGTTCATTGTAGAAATCAGGAGAAATAATACCCCATCTGTCCGCCACCGGCACATCTAAGCGAGACAGTTTTTTCATGGCTCTTCCAAGCGCTTTAACGATGTTAGACGTTCCAAGAGTAAAGCCAATGCCGTCGCTGGCTGTTCCCCCTCCGCCTACTTCAAAATTGGCGACAATACTGTCGGCCTGGTCGTATTCACCGGTAATTCTTCCGTCAATTCTGTCGCCCAACTTATCCGCGGCATCATCGGCGTATTCGTTCGCGGTCTTATAGTTAGACTGAATTTCATCAGGGTCTTTAAGATAAAAGGTAACTTCGGGCGAATTGTCAATGGTCAAATACTCGTTGGAGTCTGAAATATCCTGCCTGGAATAACTGCCTTCAGCTCCCAAGTCATTAACCACCAATTCAGATCGGTATGGTCTGTGGACCGTATCTCCGTTCTTAAGAGTCCCTACCTCTTCAAAATTAGAAACTACCCGGTAAACTTTGGTCTTTTTCAGTTTTATCTGCATTCTCCGGGACCAATATTCCGGAAAACTTCCTGTTGCTATATCATTAGCCATATTTTCCTATGGTTTTCCTAAATAATAGAAAATACGGCTGTATCTTGTACTATTTAGGAATTAATTATTAACTTGTTCTCCGTTACGCATTATTTTAAGTTTGCTTCCGGAGGTTTTTTCCGCCCATTCAGAATACTTTTCAAACTCGGCATCAGTCATGTTATTAATCTGTTCAGCGGTAATATTCTCGTATTCAACCGGTTTTGCGCCGGCTTGACTGCCGGGGCGTGAACCTTCTGCTGATTTTTTCTTTTCCGGCTTGGCAATAAGTCCGGAAAGGTCTTTTTGATGCCGGGCGAAAATATAATCCAAAGGAATTTTTTCTTTTCCGTCCTGATAAGCCAACTCCTTTATTTTTTCCTTGGCCTTGGCGATCTGGGCAGAAGTAACATCAACGTTGGCTTCCTTAATCAAAGGCAATACATTTTTTTCGAAGTCATTCTCAAAAGCCGCTTTCTCGGCCGCTTCAGCTGATGTTCTTTCAAAATTGGTTATTCTTTTTTCAACATCAGGCGAAACGCCGGCGTGCTTTTTGATAATGCTGATTAGTTCCATAACCGCTTCTTTTTCCATTCCGGTTTTCTCAATAAACTTGTCTACGTCTTTCTCAATGTTTTGCGAAGAGGCAGCTTGTTCTAACTCTTCCTTCTGCTTTTTGGTAATTTCTAATTCGGTTTCCAATTCCTTTTCCCGTTTTTTCCACTCTCCTCTCTTCTTTTGAAATTTTGCATAAGGAACGTGCGGAGGTTCTTTCGGTTCTTCTCCCTCTCTAATTTTTTCTTTCTTTTTATCGCCTTTGTTATTTTCGTCGGCGGCCGCGTCTTCTTCAGCTTTCTTTTTATCGTCTTCCTCTTTTTTCTTCGCCTCATCCGCCTCGCGTTCTTCTTTTTCCTCCGGAGTTTCTTCTTTATTTTCTCCGCCGTCGCCTTCTTTATTTTCTTTGGGCTCACCCTCGGAAAATTTTTCAAACTCCTCATCAGTCATATCGCTGATGGGTTTTTTTGCTTCTAACATACGATTTTTTAAAGCCTTGACTGGCTTGTTAAGTGTTATATGCGCCTTAACGCGCGGATAACGATTTTTTGGTAAGTGTTGACTCACTTTTTATTTAATTTACGCTTTATCTGCTTCTTCCTTTATCGCTTCATCCAATTCTTCCTTTTTTTTCTCAATTTTGGCGGTTAAAGCTTTTTTGTCTTTCTCCGACAGCTTGGCCACTTTGTCCGGAGAATAGGTTTTACCTCCAAAAGTGAATTCCTTGCCCTCCTTAATGCTAGCGGCCGCTTCTTCAATTTCCTTCCTGGCCGCTTCTTTTTTGGCGTTAGCTTCGGTGTCTTTGTTGCCTTTAACGACATAGCCGTTCTTAGTGGCGAATTCTTTGGCTAACGCGGCGTGATTCTTCCCGTTGTCTTTTTCGGTATAGGTCCGGATGATGTTTCCGCCTAAATCAAAGACTTCGGTGTAAGATTTGTCTGACATAGTTTTTTTATATTAATTAATAAAAAAGCTGCGCTATTTAAATAGCGCAGCTCCATACTTTATAATTTGAATCGACTGGGCAGAAAACTCAAATTTAAGTATAGAATTCCACTACTTAAATATTTGCCCAGTCTTTTTAAATTTTTAAGGAATATCAATTACTCTTTTTAATATATTAATTTCTTCCCGCATAAATTGGATTGTCAACTCGTCTACCTCTTCCTGGTACTTCTTAACTAAAGCGTCTCTTTGGATGTCATATTGAAGCCTTAAAGCATTAATTTCTTTTTTTCTTTGCCGATTTGGAGGATTAAAAGCATATTGGGCTGACATGTCCTTTTTCAACTGATCTAATAAGCCCTGCTTTTTTCTTACCTCTTTTTTTTCTTGTTTCTTAATTAGATTAAACATAACGTTTTTTTATTGTCTTCTTGTTTTTGTATAAAGAATGATACCTCTGTTTAGTCGAAGAACTCATTTTTTTTATATCTTCTTTTGTTTTTTCTCTTATGGTCTTTTCGTGCATTTTTGGATGCAAACGATGATTTTCTTCATGGACAATCGTGTCCAGGACTTCGCCTGCGCCGCGGCTCTTTGATTTTTTCTTGTTAACCCTAATAATTTTTTTTTCGTCATCAATATCCCCGGCGGACCGCATTTTGTTGTCTACTATCCGTTTATATCTTTCCATAATTATTTGATATAACGTTTTTTACCCGGCTTCCAATCAGTCTTTTCTTGCATGATTCCGTAGACATACCGGCCAAAAGCTTTTCCGGTTAAGCCCTTTTTATGGGCTTGTCTGATTAATTTTTGCTCAAGTTTTTTTGGCGTATGGTTTAAATCCAAATTTTATTAAAGTTTTAAAGGCTATCCAAAAACGTTTAAGCAAACTCGTTTTTGTTCTCACAATTTTTACCACTTCATTCGTAATATCGCGACCAACCGGTTCAGATTTGAGGATTCTGGCAGTTTGGGGATGTCTAAGCCTAAAAGCTAAAAGACGCGCTCTTCTTACTTTTTTTTGATGCCTTTTAATGCCTTTCTTTGTTAATTCAAAGGGTGTCATACTAAATTTTCATCCACCTCTTTTTCTATCGCTTCAAGTTCGCTGTCGGCGGATGTAAATAAATTTATAAACTCCTGTCTCCAGGTTTTTTCCTTAAAAAGCAAACTGCGTTCGCTGTCCTTTAGGTTTTCATCATTAGCTAAAGACTCATTAATGGCCGTGATTTTTTGCTGATAATCCTTTAAGATTTCTCTGATAATCTCATTTTTGGCCAGCGTTTGATAAGCTAAAGCCCGTTTGGCGTTTTTTTCCCAGTTATTAATATCTTCTAAGGACGATGTTTCCGCGCCTTGGTCTTCAAAGTTTTTTTTTAATTTACCAATTTTGTCTATTAAAAATGCCATATTAAACGGTTATAGGACTAAGTTGTCGCGATTGGCGCTGGCTGATTGATATTGTGCCTCCGGACGTTCCAGAAGGCGCTCCTGCGCCTTGGCCGGGAATGGCCGCTGGCGCTGCTCCGCCGACTTCCGCCGGATTCCCCATACTTTTTATAACCATAGCTTTTCTCATCATATTCTCTTGCGCAATATTTTTATGGGCCATGGCGTAGTCCATTAAGATGTCGTATTTGTCCATGTTCTTCTTATCAAGCTTATCGGTGGCGAAGTCAATAATCTTTTGGATAAATCCGGTAGTCGCTCCCCTGTTTAAATCAGGTTTCTTGCCTTTAAGAATAAGCTGAATTGACTTGGCCGCTTCCGACATAATCTCCTGGTCTCCGTCGTTTTCCGCGTCGCGGGCCCGCCTTATTTCTTCTTCGTCAAAATCTCCGCTTCTTAAAATATTTTCAATCAGCCAATTTTGATTGATTTTTTGGGTTAAGGCCGGATTGGCCGCAATCGCGGTTATGGCTTGGCTCTGCCTGCCTTTTTTAATATCATTTTGCTGTTTTTCAAGGTTGCCTCCGGTGACTTCAATGTCAAAAGTTTTAATGTCTTCTTTTTTAATCTCGTCCCATTCAATGCCGTCATTGCCTATCATCTCAATGGCCTTGGCTTCGTTCAAATGGTCTTTTAAGCCGGTTATGTACTTCTTGCCCAACTTGGCCCAGGATTCTTTATAGGCCTTGTTGTAGAGCCCCAGGCGGTCGGCTACTTGTTGTAAGTCTCCATAATAAACGCCTACTTTCTGGTCTTTGTCGCTGGCGCCTTGCGCTCCGGCCGTAATGCCTGATTTCTGGCCGAGCATGTTATCTAAGAACTCAACCAGGTTAACAGTAATGGTAGAATTATCAGGAGTTTCAAAAGAATAAATTCCGTTTCCGATAGCTTGTCCTGGTTTAGGGGTTGCCTTGACTAAACCATCAAGCTTCCACTGCAGTTGTTCCGGATTTGGAAAGATGTTTTTATCAAAAGCTCTCATCCCCCAGTTTCGTTTCTGAATATTATTCAAAGCTTCATTAAAAATAATGCGCATGGCGTCGGCCACGGGCCGGATGTCGTCAACCGGGGCTTTGCTCCAAAAGTTAGCCGGATCTTCGTGAGTCGCCCAGGAAACAAAAGGATGTTCATTATCGGAAAAAACATTTTTAAGCTCATCCGCCCTGGCAACCCGCAGGGTTTTAGGGTCAAAGAATAAATAATATTTAACGCCTTTATGAATTCAATACCATTCAGTCAGATTATATATATCCTCTCCGACATAGTTGTTGGAAATTGGATCTAAACCTAAGCCTTGAAACCGGTTAAATTTACGCTCGGCTTCTTCTTGGTTTTTATTAATATCCCCGTCCGAGGTTTTATTAATAAGATTGATTACTCCAACCCGGTTATAAAGTCCGGTTTTGGCTCCTTCTAAAAGTTCAGATTTAGTCCTGAAGATGTTTTGTTGGCCGCAGAATAAATGCCTTTTCAAGTTAGCGCCGCCTTGCGGTTCGCAAAGAAAGTCGTAATAATCAAGCCATTCCAAGTTTGATTTATATTCAGGGTCGCTTTCCGCGTAGTATTTAAAGATTCCCCGGCCCGAGAAGATTGCCAAAAACTTCACCTGGCGGTCCACAAACCCCCATTCGCCCTGATCGTCTCCGGAATCTGAATTCCACAAAGCTGATACTTTTCTGGCCGCTTTCAAATCCTCTTCGGCTTTTCTTTTAAAATTAAGAGTCGGGACGTCGTCTATTTTGCTTTTTAAAGTATCAACAAAACCCGAAAGTATAGGCAAAGGAATATTAAAACGCCCTTTAAGCTGCTTCTTAACTTTATTCATGTACATATCTTCCGATTTTTGAATTTCAGTAATCCGTGGCAGTTTGAATTGTTGGGCTACCTGGATTTGTTTGGCCGCTATTGAAGCTAATTTTGATATTAAACTTTCATCCATTTTAAGACTGGCCCAGTCTTTTAATTAAATTATCCATAATATTCACTGTCCACTTCCATATCTTTTTGTTTAAAAGGTTTTTCATTGTCTTTTTTTGAAGGCGTGGCGTATTTTCTCATTTCCCAGGCAATGGCCAGGGCTGTAAGCTTATCAAAATGCCTGGTCATGCCTTCCTCTATTTTCATCGCATTAAGATCCTGTTTTCGGTAATAATACATTTCCCACAAAAGCGCTGCGTCTAAAACAAGCAATGCTCCGCTTTCAATCGCTTCCCTTAAACTTCCAAAAAGGTCATACTTTATTCCGGACATCATCCTAAGCCCGTATTCGTTGCTTATCTGCTTGCCTACCTTTTTTTTGTCTTCTCGTATATAAATATTATCGTAAATATTAAGAAGTTCCGCTAAAGTCCCAAAGCCCGTGTTATTCATTTCCGGGCATGCGATGCATTCTCCGAACATCAAACCGGCCCGTTTCATCTCATGCGCAAAATTGTAAGGTGTAATTAAATTATCTTCAAAGGTGGCGACGGCCACGGCCGGCCGGGTGGAATAGTCTATAACTGTTAAAGCGTTAGCGTCCAGTCCTTTGCCTTCAGAAGTATCCCCGCCCTGGCCGTATTTGTGGGCCGCGTTGAAGGCCCGCCAAATCTTTAAGCCCGCTATTTCTTTTAAAGGTTCTTCAACTTCTTTTAAAAGTCTTCTTATGATGTTCCTGTTAAAGTACAAATCGCCTGACTTGCCCGGGTTGTTCATCATTTCCGTTTCGTAGACTCTTTCTCCTAAACTGGCTTTCTTGGCTTCCAGGGATATTTTTTGTTCATCTTTATTTTCAATCGTGGCGTTTATCTTAGCAGCTTCCTCATTCGTTTTAACGTATTTGTCCGGCCAGGCTATCTTTCCGTCCGCTATAACTGGGATGTTTCTGACCATTCCCCGAGGGTTATTCTCAACGGTTTCCATAACGTGGGCGATCACGCCTTCTTCGGTGATAAGGTTTCCCAAGTAAAGTACGGCGCCTCTTTGCCCGGACAAACCTCTCTTGATTTCATCAATATGGCTCTTAATCTTTTTGGTAATCGGGTAGCTTTCTTTGGTAATGTTATTTTCAATGTCGTCTAAAATGAACAAGTCGGGCCGTAAATGGTTAAATACCCTGCCGCGCGGGCTCTCCTGGGTGGAAAAAGCTTCAACTTTAATTCCGTTTTCCGTTACAAAGTTGGAAATTCGTTTCATTGAAGCTTCTTGGTGGCTTCTTTTTTTATAGTAAAGCTGTCCAAAATCCGCTATTAAGCGCTGATTAGTCTGCAACCAAAGCACGATATTGAATAGAGCAACTTCTGAATTTCCTTTGTCGTAACTGTCATAATTGATATATCTTTTCTTGCTATAGCAAATGCACCAGGTTACGAAAATTTTGGCGATTGAAGTCTTGGCGCTTTCGGCAAAAGCGATCCAGGCGGCTTCGTCCAGTTCTCCGCTGATTAATTTTTTGCAATCTTCATAAAAATCATATTGGTAAGGAGCTATTTTGTATGTAAAGAATTCCGGAAAATAAAAAATCGCGAAATAAACCAATTCCTTTTCGCAGATGTATTTTCTTTGTTGAGCTGTTCCATGGTGGACTATTTTAAAAATTTCTTTACTTAGTGGCATTTTTATTTATTATATCATCAAGCTTTTTCTTTTCTCCTTCAGACATTTCGCTGGTGGCCACGAATCCGGTATGTTCTATCTTATCGACGACTCTTTGTTTAAGCTTATTAAATTCCTTAATAGCCCCGAGTTTATTGGTAAAGTCATGGCTTTGTTTAATTAAGAATTCAAGTTCGCTGTCTACGTCTTCTTCAGTAAGTTTTTGCCCTTTTATCAGTTCTCTGACCCTGGCTAAAATGTAAGTATTTGTAAGTAATACGTAGGCGTTGGATTTAGCGGTATTTACCTTTCCTTTTTTGTTTAAATTGAGATTATAGGCCGCCGCGTAAGACTGCAATCCGTTGCCGAAATATTCCCGGCCCATAGATCCCGAATAGTACTCGCAGAATAAGTTTTGTTTTAAATTAAGCTTCTCGCTTATGACTTCTTCTTTTTTAACCTTATTTTTTTTCTTTTTTAATTTTTTTTTTGGCATAAAACAATAAAAAAAGGACGGGAATCTGTTGCTATAGATTCTCCGTCCTTATCCCCACTATAGCAAACTTCGAAAAGAAGCGCAAGTTATTTGTCAAGGGGTCAGAAAACAGCTCTTTAAGCGATGGCGCCGCATAATTTGGATTGCCACAGACAAGGAGGAGGATCTATAGCAACCAAACCGGGCGCCACCTTTTAAAGAGCTGTTTAACTTAAAAATCATAATTTAATCTATTATTAAGTAATTCAATATTAGTAAACTTTGTTGCGCTTGGCTCTATTTTGGTTAATCTCCGGGCCATTAAAACGTCTGGTTTTTTAGAGTTTAATATCTGTTGCCAACTTTTATTGGAATTTTTGGTCTTATTCCTAAAATCTTCAAATTTTATATCAAAAGTTTATACATTCTTTAAGAATATTATTAAATAATCATTCAAAAGGATAATGTTTACACCCCTTGCAGCATTTAAAAAGGAATTTGCCTCTTTTTTTATCTTTTTCATTACAATAAATTACAATCTTACCGTCTTTAAAAATTGCTCCCCTTTTTCCCTTAGGGTTTAACCCTTTTTTATTTAATTTCCTTCGTAAATTTTTAAAGATTTTGCCTACCTCCTGATTTGTTATTATTATTACTCTTTTCATAATCGGCAATTTAAGGTTTATCTAATAAAATTAAGATTTTAAAACTTTTTCTACTTCTTGTTTAATCTCCTTTTCACTTTTAATTTTAAACGACAATTTTTTGTATAGATAATCTCTAATAATTTTAACTTTATCCCTAGTATCCGCATATAAATTAACGCCAAACAAAGTTCCGAGAAAAGATTTAGTTGGTATTAATTTGACTTCTAAACCATTATAAAATATTTTACTTGGAGCATCCTGCGAAGAAATTTTTAATATTAGCTCTTCTTCCAACCTGTCGCATCTTACTTTTTTTTCATACCCAAATAGTAAGCCCCCGTGATGTTTATAATATTCTCTGTCAATATATCGATCAAAAGTTTGGACTAATGGCGGTTTTATTTTTTTTGTGATTGCCATATTTTTAGTTTAATTCTTCACGCAATTCGTTATTAATTTTGTCTATTATCTCGTCGCGGTCCGGACAAGAAGCGCAGTCCCTTTTAATGCACTCCCAGTACACATTTTCCGGGTAGTAAATTTCAATCCCGGCCTTTTCTGCTTTAAATTTTTTATTAATATTTAAAAGAGTAAACCAACAGAGAAGGTTAATAAGGATGGAAATAACTAGACTTGTTATAATAATGATTTTTTTCATATTTTTATCCCTTCCCCTTGGGGGGTTATTTATTATTTTAATTTTTTTTGATACCACTTTAAAGGTTTTTCTTCCTCTTTATCTGTATTATCATTAAGTTTTAATTTAGTTTCACTTGTCCACGTATTATGTTTATTCCATTTTTTCTCTAAATCTTTTGATGTTTTATTAAACGCTTCACAAAAAAGTTCTGCCAGCTTTGGAGACTTTTTATAATACAACCAAGCAATAACTGAATGGGGGTAAACATAAAATCCTGTGCTGTCTCTAACAAATAATAACATTTTAGATTTTTTCTCTGGCATATATATAATTTAATTATTAGTTGGCTTTAATCCCAAAAAGGTTCGTAATAAGTTTTAATTCCCAATTTTTCTTTTAGATTTATCCCTTCTCCTGTCAGAAAGTGGCCACTACCGCAAAAACCAATATCCTCATCATAAGTCTGCCCCCAATAAACATAACCAGCAATTTTCAATCTAAACATTATTTCTTTTAATCTTTTGCGCGATATACTAGTTTCTTTCTCTAAAAATCCATAACGATACGAAGTTTCGTCGCTTAAATAAAATAATATTTTTTTAATTTCTTCTGTTATCTCCATATAGTTGCCTCTCCTAAGAGAGGGGTTAAATAAATAATATTGATCTAGCCACGACACCGGCGTCTCTGTATTCAATCAATCCCAATGAACGCAGACGTCCGCGCGGGTTGTTATAAGCTCCCCCTCCAGCTGCGTAGCCGGCACGTTCGGCCAACTCTTCGTTTAAAATGCTCTCTGGATAAATTTCAAGAAGAACTTTTAAAACTTTAGCTTCCGGCCCGGGCAGAATGGACAAAACTTTCCGATGTAATTCTTCGGTTGTAAGCGGAATCTCCGGGATTACCGATAATTGTCTCCCGGATTCAGTCAAACTGATTTTGTTGCCGTTGACATACTCAATCAAACCCTTAGTCCTTAAAGCTCCCCTGGGGTTGTTATAAGCGCCTCCGCCGTATTTATACCCGGCTAGAAAAGCGATGGCCGTTTGTTCCGGCTCGTTAATGCCAATAGACTCCATCCAGGCAATAGCGTTGAGGATTTTCTGTTCGGGATTAGTAAGAGAACAATCATTTTTAAACTCGACCCGGCGCGGATAAGAGTAACTTTTAATTTCTTCAATAATTTTTTTAGCTTCTGGTTTTATATATATCCGAGGATCTTGTCCTGTTCTTTCGTTCTTATTTATCATTTCCGCTTTTTTAATCTCCCCGGCAAATTTTTCAATATTGGCTTCAATCACGGCTGAATACTCCTTAATCGGCTTAATAAGCTTCCTAAGGCCAGATTCTAGCTTAATTACCCCCTCTAGAGCTCGTTTGCCTACTATTGGAACTTCAATGCGTTTTATTTCCGTGGCCGGGCCGCGCGGGGTGTCCCTTTTCGCTACGGCCAGCTCGCGCCGGAGACTGGTTATTTCAGACTTAAATTCAGAAATGGTCTTTAGTTCCTTTTCCGCTTCCTGGGGCAAATCAGCAAGCTTGCCGAGTATTTTTCTTATTCCTTCTGTTGGCGGCATGACTTTATATTCAGATCCGCCTTTAGGGATAGATGTTTGGACGCTTCCCACTTTTATTTTAATGACTTCGTTCGATATTGCCGGGCCGAAAGCAAAAAACTCTCCGGGTTCGAGAGAACGCAAAGCCAGGATTTTTTCTTTGTCCGTGATACCCAGTTCATCGGCCGCGCGCTTGCGGTCAATATCAAGGCTGGCCCGGCCTATAAGCTTATTATTGCATTCGGCGGCCGCGTCTTTGTGAAGTTTGGAAATCCGCTGGGTGGCAAGAATAAGCGAAAATTCCCGCTTGCGGCCCATTGAGGCCATGTCTATCACGGCCGATAACGATTCCGCTTCGTCTTTCTCCGGCGCGAATTTATGCGCTTCGTCAAGGATAACAAGACAAGGATGATAAAGCTTTTTTGGCGCGTTTACCATACTTTCAAGGAATAAACGCACAAAGCGTTTTCTTTCCTGCGGCGGCAACTCATAAAGGTCAATAATCGCTGATACTTTTAATTCAAGCAGCCTCTGGGCGAGAAGCGCCGCGCTTTTAGGTTCGGCCGGCGTATCGCCGCCTTTGCCGGCTAACACAAAATTAAACTTCTCGCGGAGGGTGGAAAATTCCCCTTCCGGGTCTAAAATAATAATCTGCACCTTGCCATAGGCTTGCTCGACAATTCTACGGATTAACCATGATTTGCCTCCGCCGGAGTTCGCCTGGACAAGTAATTTTCCTACGATTAATTTAGGCAAATCAATTTCTATTTCACTGTTTAATTTAATTATGTTTTTCATATTTTCATAAAGCAAAGCCAATGAGTTTGGGACCGTGAACCGGTATTATGGCCGAACAAAGGTTTTACCGGAAATAATTTTAAAATTTCAGCTAACTTTTTTTCTCTCTCATTCCATTTAAAAATTAAGATCCCGCAAGGTTCTAATATTCTCCAACATTCTTCAAATCCTTTTCTTAAAACTTTTTGCCAGTTATGGTCAGAAAATTCTCCGTAATATTTCAGCATAATGCTTGGAGCTGGAGATAAACAGCCATATTTTTTTGTAATAATCCCGAGCTCGGGCTGTTTTCTAACACAATGGGGGGGGATCAAACACAACTAATTTAATACTGTTATCCGGAATAAAAGAAAGGTCCGTAAAATCTGCCACCCTATCCGGTTTAATATCAAACTCGGTCCGTTCCTTAATAAATCCCTTTTCTCTAATTCTATTGTCTAAATATAAGACATTAGGATGTTTTTTATTAAACCAAAACATCCGGTTTCCGCAACATACGTCAACTATAAATTTATTAGTCATAGTCGCGGGGGCGGGACTCGAACCCACTATCTCCTGGTTATGGGCCAGGCGAGATACCACTTCTCTACCCCGCTATGCGCCGGAGAGCGAAGCTACGCCAACCAAGGAGGTAGAATTGACGAGCTAGCCCGCCGGCTATATTAAGGCCAGCAACACCTAAAAGGTATTCCCCAACCGGCCGTAATATTTATTTTAAATTTTCAGGAAAATCTAAATTACAAGGAGGAATATAAATTATAAACTTTTTACCAACAACTCCAATAGGGTATAACCCCATTTCCCATAAAGGAATCAAATTAATAAAGTTTCCGTTAGGATATTTTTTCTTATAATCTTCCAAATTAAGGGCGAGAACATCAGCGGCACCCCGAGCGGCACCCCAAGCGGCACCCCGAGCGGCACCCCAAGCGGCACCCCAAGCGGCATCCCGAGCGGCATCCCGAGCGGCACCCCAAGCGGCACCCCAAGCGGCATCCCGAGCGGCACCCCGAGCGGCACCCCAGTCTTCCGGTGTTTTCAACTGTTTATATTCTATACCAGCCTCAACGCCAAAAGCTTTTAAAGACAATTTGATTTGTTTTTCCACATCTAACTTTTTTAAATCAGTTTTGGGTTGAAACCATTTTATCGCTTTAATCCGTTTGATATAGGCATCTAATTTTTTTTCTACTTCTTTGGGAAGTTTTTGTTTGTAATCCATAAAATTTATTTATTAATTAAATATAATCCAAACTCTGGCCGTTAAGATAAGCCAGCACCTTCTCGTAAGTCAGGTTTTTAACTATATGAAATTTTCTTACTGTCATTTCGTTAAACCATCCTTTGCCGCGTTGCGTTATAATCTGCGCTTTGAAATCTACGGCCCGCTTATCGGACGAATGGAAAATATTGTGTTCTTGGAGAATTACCGATACCGCTCCGGGAAGATACCAACGCAAACTTAAAGGCTTGCCAAAGAAGTGGTGGGCACAGGCGGCCGTCTCTCCGGAGATCTCGCTTTTAGGAGTCAGTTCCAGTTTCTTTTGCTGAAACAGGCGGTCCAGCTTTTCTTCCTGGTATTTTGTTATTCCTCGTTGAAACATTTATTTTTTGCTATAAAATGGTGTTAAACCAAATTTATAATATTCCCAAAATTGATAATGAGGAATGTCTTTTAATTTTATTAATATATAATCTGATTTTTTTGGTCGGCCATATCCCCGATAAGAGATTCTTCTATATTTTACTAATTTATTATTTAGTTGGTTAAGACGTTCCATAAAACTGAAGCTGTTGTAATTTATCGTTGGAGTTTTTAGTCGTTGTCCGTTCATAAAAATTTAATGCTGATGGCTGCTCTTTGTTTCTTCTTTGTTTCTCTAGTATTTTGTATGTCAAGCCGGCTTGACAGGTGCTAGTACAAAATTTGGACTAGTGCTAGTAAAGCCGGCTTGACAGGCTGAGGCGACAATCCACAGGGTTATCCACCGGATTTTGGGGGGTTATCAACAGGTTATATTCAAGCAAAAAGCTTAAGTTGGTTGAATCGTTCTTTTATCTTTTCCGTAGTTGTCTTTTTGAGTTTAGGGATATTTTTTAAAACAAAGTCTATATCTACGTCAAGGACCGGCTTATAGTAATTAGTGCCATGAGTTTTAATCACGAGGACAAGACCTAATCTCTTTAGACTGGCTATGGCCTTTATGTTCGAGGTTTTAGAAAGGCCGGTGCCGTAATCCAGGTGCTCCCTATTTTTGCCGGTCATTCCGTTAGTAAACTGGGAAAGAGATATTGTGTCCCCGGATTTCTGAAAGCCGAAGGTGCGTCGGTAGATATAGACCAAAGCTTTGAATTCCGCCTCGGGCAGATGGGCCATTAAAAAGTCTATGGCTATATTAGGGGTCTGAGTCGAATTGGGGACAAATAAATTGGCCATTGTTTATAATTTATTATCTTTTTTATATATCCATTGCTTCGACCTCTGTTCTGCCGCACTCCGGGCAAACAGCCTCTTCCTTTTCGTAAACCGATGTGAATTCGGCTCCGCATGTATCATTCAAGCATCGATATTTATGAGCAGCTGAAGTAACCGGCGTGTTATCTGGCTCATCTTGATTTCGTTGGTTTCGGCTTCTATAAGTGCCAAATTTTTTAGTCGTCTTGTCGGGGGTTTTATTATGTTTTTTATTATATAAATCTTTCGCGTAGCACTTTGCGCAGAGCCCGCGGCAAAGGTTCCGGCCATATTTAGGTGATCCGCCGCATTCAGAACATTTTTCATCTCCCCTGGCCGTACGCTTGCCGATTTTTTTTACTTTTACTTTTTTACTATACGTTTTATATTTTCTCTTAGACTTTTTAACCTTTTCCCCATAGGGGGGGGTATCAGTTACCTGATCGGCAATCTGTACTAAACTAGTTTCGGTGTCTAAAACTAACAATTTTTTAGGTTGCGAGTTTGTTAAATAAAATTCCAGCAT